GACCAGGTTCGAGCACCCGCGCGATGTTCCCGAACCACGCCAGGAGCATCTTCTCGAACACCTCATCCGAGACGAAATCGTTGACGAGGGGGCGGTCCTTGGGGCGGAGTTTCTCGGTGGTGGCACTCTTGGTGCCTTGGCGGGCCACGTCGAACGACTGGTGGTGCATCAGGCCACCGTGCGTGCCCTCCATGCGACAGGTCTTGTTCAGGAGTTTCTTCTGCTGGAGGTCGTTACCGGGGAACGATGAGAGGCCGGCCGCGATGGCGTTGTTGCTCCGCGGTTCGACCTTGACGTTGTACGGCGGGTCGGTGTTCACCAGATGGATACGGGCGCCGGCGAGAAGGCCGTCGAGGTCGGCGGCGCTGGCGCTGTCGCCGCACATCAGGCGATGGTTGCCGAGGCGGTACACCTTACCCTTCACCGACTTCGCCTCGTCCGGCGGTGCCGGCACGGCGTCTTCATCCATCTCGCCCTCGTTGACGATCGGCGCAAGAGCCCCGGCCTGCTCCGCCAAGTGCGCCAGGAGTTCCTGGACGCCCGGCTCGCCACTCTGGACGTTCTTCAGGAGTTCCGCCAGGGCCACGCCATCGAGTTCCGCCATCGCGGCCGTGGCGTCAAAGGTGGCCAGGAGGTAATCGGCCTCGGTGTCGTCGACATCGAGAATGAGCACCGGCCAGTCTGTGGCGCCGGCCCCGAGGCGGGCGTGGCCGTCGATGAGGGTCAATTTGCCGTCGTTGCGGGCGCTGTAGTACGCCACCAGGGCCCCGGCGATGCCCACCTCGGCCAAGGCGCCGGCCAAGGCATCCTTCTGGGCCTGCGGGTGGCGGCGGAAGTTGCGGCCGTTCTCCAAGAGGTCGGCCACGGGCACCCGGCGAAAATCCTTGATGCGGTCACGAATCATGCAATGCCTCCTTCTGTGGCCGCGATGGCGGCCGGTTCCTGGTCAAAAAGTGGAGCGGCGTCTCGGAACTGCCCCGAGCCCTCGAACCTGGGCGGTTCGCGGCTCTCTCTTGAGCCCTCCGCCGCTCGCGTTTCCGTTTTGCCCTCGAACGTCCAGATACAGTCGTCCTTCTTCGGGTAGTTCAGGCCCCAGCGGAATGGCGACTCACGCAACAGCCGTTTTCGCAGGCCGTGGCCGCACAGGAAGTGGCAATACCGGAATTGCCGGCCGCGCACCCGCCTCAGGCCCACGCTTCGGGTGAACGCCCGGTCCCGCCGACCGCAGCGCGTGATCACCTGCCGGGGATGCACAACCTCGTTGGCGGCCGTGACGTAGAACTCGGTGCGGATAAAGCCGCCGTAGAGCCAGTTGTCGGCCTGGTACACGTAACCGGGCTTGCCGCGCATGCCATCGGCCCACGAAAAGAGGACCACCCGCCCCGGCTCGCGCTGGCGGATGTACTCGCGGCAGAGCCGCAGGAAGTGGCTCTCGCCATTGCGGGGTTCTGAGTCCAACATGCACAGCCGGTTCAACTCGTAGTAGTCGCTGGTCGTCAGGCTCGGAAACAGCCGCTGGATGGTGTGCCGCGGCCGGACACCGTAGCCCCACGACGCTACGCCCACCAGGTCGCTCCCCACGAAGCAGCCCAGGGAGAGCAAGCAGTGCGGCGGCACGCGCACGGCGTAGTGGTGCGCCGCCACGAAGGACGCCATCAAGCTGCGCGGGATAGGTTCTACATGGTAGGCCAAGACGATGCTTCCTCCTCCACGTACTTGACTCGCTCGGAACTGTGGCTAGAGTGACCGATACCTGAAGGCACCGATTGCGGGGTGCCCTTGTGTCTTACGTCCTGGCTAGGAGGCACGCAATGTACCGGGTGGACGTGTACCATGCATTTCTTGAGGACCTGCACGGCCGACTCAGGCTGACGGCATTTCGTGACCAGCAGGCTTCCTGGCCGAAGCCTTGGATCCTCGTTCTTCCACACCCTTCGGGCATACTCGTCCAGGTTGGGTTTCACCGAAGCACCTACTTCCACGGCGACGGAGACCACAGCACTGTCCTCCTGACCGTCAGCGTGACCTGCGGCCAACTTGTCACCAGAGCACGGGAGGCCCTGGCCGCCTCTGACGAGTTCCGGCACTCCACCCGCAAGGATGCCCTCTATGCACAGCAAGAATGCCTGCGCAGCATGACGGAGGACGCCGAGCAGATCATCCTGCGAAACAGATGCGACGAGCTCCTTCGCTGGGCTTTGGCTCACCTGGACCTTGTCCACAGAGCCCTCATTGCATCCTGACGCCGTCACAGCGTTGCCCCACTCCTGCTCTTCCTGCCGTTCGCGGCGCGAAAGAAACTCTGTATCCGACCGCGACTCCCTCGCGTGCCCAGTTGCGTGCCAAGACGGCAGGAAGTACCTAACCGCCATGCCTTCGTGGCGCTTATTGACCTCCTCATGGGCCAGCGGCGGGAACACGAAGAACAGCGCAGAAAGGCTGAGAAAGAAGAGAAAGAAGAAGAGAGAGTACTTATTATCCTTCTTGTACTTCCGTTCTTTCTCGTCTTCCCCCGCGCGCGCAGATCTATGCCTAATACCTCGGCGGCCAAAATGGTCAACAAGGTCAGGAGGCCACATAGGTCACCCTGGGCGCACCGCCCGTCTCTTCCTTCTCCGGCCGAATCTCGCCCGTCTCAAGGAGGCTCGTGATGATGTCCTCCCGCTCCTTGCTCGTCAGATGCTTGGTCTTTCGGTAGAGTTGCGTGCGGGTCAAACGCCCGCCCTCGGCCTGGCGGATGTCGCGCAGGACGCGCTTCCGCCTGGCCTCGAACGGCGTCTCCGATACCCACAGGCCTGCCGTGAAGATCATCCGCCGCGTCAGATACTCGCTGAGGTCGGCCGCCCACCGGGCCGACGCCTCGCCGACGATCGGACGCTCACGGTCGGCCGAGCAGGCATGGATGAGGGCGAGTTTGTGGGCCTTCTCGGTGGTGCGCGTCCACATTGTGGCGATGGTGTCGCTGACGCTCTGGCGCTCGCCGCGGGCCCGGCGCTCCAGGTCGGCCAGGATCGACTTGGCCTCATCCGTGCACGGCACGACCATCGGCCTGGGGTTCTCGTCCGACAGGTTGCCCGCCGGACGGAACTCGCCCCAGAAGCGGGCCGCATCGAGAATGGGTTTCGGTATTTCCGCGACGAGCGGCTCCTGCGATTCGGGGTCCTGGTCGCTGGACTCGAAGACCAGCATCCGCGACAGGAAGCCATCGGTCATGCTCTCGGTCGTCAGGCCCTCGTAGAGCGACCGCGGGACGGTCGTCCCATACAGGCAGGCGTGGGGCTGGTTGATGGTCTTGTTGCGCTTGGTGTCGGCGTAGGCGTCGCCGATGTAGACGCTGGCCGAACTGGTGAAGAGTTTCATCAGGACGGTTGCGATGTGGTAGAGGTGCGGCGCACGGTTCGGCTCGCCGATGGTCTTCAGGATGCGGCCGATCTCGTCCAACTGGAACAGGATGGCGGGCTGCTTTTCGACGGCGGCGATGAGGCCCGCGTGGCTGGCGATGCCCTCGGGACCGGCCATGCGGTCGAGGCCCGCGTGGAAGAGAATCTCCTTGTTGACCTGGCGGGCACGGTCCTTCCCGCCACCCGACATACACACGCCGAGGCAATACACGTTGGTGCGGGTGTTGTAGGCATCGGCAACCTTGCGGCCCGCCAGCGTGCCCATGAGCGCCACCGCCGCGCCGAGGGCCAGCACGGGCTGCGGCTTGAAGGCCGTGGCCAGCGTGAACTGCATGACGTCGTGGACGAAGCCGGGCACGGCGAGCAGGTGCTCGGGGAACGGGCCGGGGTCGGGCGGCCGGTCCTGCGAGTCCCGTTCCTCACACATCTGCGCCCAGTGGTTCTCGGCCACCGCCACGGCAACTTCGTCGGGGGAATAGCGCGCGACGCTGGCGGCGATGCGCTCGACCTCTTTCGGCGCGAGGTGCGGCAGGCAGCGGGTGCGGTTCGTCTCCAGGAGGGCGGCGAGGATTTCGGCGTGGCCCATGCCGACGCGGCGCATGGTGCCCGCGAGGCTCGCCAGGGCGCTATTCCGCTGGCCCTCTGGTATCGGGTTGCCGCCGGCGGAAGATGTCGCCCCACGGGCCGACGTGGGCGACGTGGCGGCAAGCCCTTCGAGCGCTTCGACCAGCCAGGCGGGCGGCGTGGGCAGGCCGCCGGGCGGCACGTCGAGCGCCATCGTCTCCTGCCAGCGGTACGCGCCCTCGGCCCGCACCGACGGCGGCACGACGATGTACCCGCCGTCGGCGCGGGTGTCGACGCTGGGGGCAAGCCGGCCCGCCGTGCACCGCCAGCCCTTGCCCGCCGGCTGGCGGAAAAGGTACTGGAGCCCGCCGCGCGGCGTCACCTGGCACGGCGCCCGGGCCAAGTCGAGTTGCCGCTCCGGAGAGTCCGAGAGCCAGGGGTTGGGTTTGCCGTCGGCCGCGTCGACATCGAGAACAAGAAGGCCCGCCGTGGCGATGCCGATGTTGGCGTCCGGATAGTCTGACCACCACTCCTCGATTCGGCCGGCGTCGGTCGTCGCGTCGTGGAATCCATGCTCCGCAAGCGGGGTCTTGCCGCCGGGGACGCAGGGGAAGACCTGATACCCCAGCTCCGCGTAGCAAAGCGCGGCGTCGTGCAGGCTCATCCTGTCGAGGTTCGTGGTCACAGGTCAGCGGCCCCGATGTCGCGCTGGGTGTCTCCCTGGCCGATGCGCACGAGCGGCGGGGCGGCAGGCTGGGGCGCCGCCAGCGTCCGGGCCACGCGACGCAGGACGAGGTAGCCGATGAGGTCCAGTTCGGTGTCGTCGCCGGAGAACTCCCGGCCGCGGGCGATGCGAGAGAGTTTGTCGTCGATGCGGACGTTCAGTTGCTCGACCGGATCGGCCCGCGAGAAGATGCGCAAGGGGTCCAGGGCTGAGTTGCCGTAAGCCCTGTTCTTCTCAAACAACGTCTGCTTTACGTCGTCGCAAACCTGCGCGATCGCCGCCTGCACATCAGTGCTGGTCATGGTCGGTTCCTTGCTCAGAACGGGACGGCCTCCTCATCGAGGTTCAGGTCGTCAAGAGGTTCGGCGGCTGATTCGGGCGCGAACGAGGCGTCGGGCGGCGGCTCGTCAGCAAAGCGGTAACCGATGATCTGGTCGTACTTCTCGCCGGCGACGCTCCTGACAGTGATGGCCACGGGTTCGGCCAGGTTGCCGGTGGTCACCAAGTCGACAGCCTCGGCTACCGTGGCAGGCGCAGGCTGGTCCGTCCGCCGGCGCCACCAGGATTCGGCCTTCGCTCGCGGCCAGCCGGTGTGCTCGAAGCAGATCCACTCGCTGCGCCAGATACTCCAGCCGATGCGGTACTGGACGCGCATGGTCTTCGGCGCATCCGGCGGGGCGTCGCGTTTCGTGTGGACGCTGTAGGAGACCTCACTTACGTCGTACTCGGTAAGCCTGGCCTGGCCCGTCAGGATCGCCGCATCGGACGCCTTGGCCCCGTGCTGCTCGCGCTCCGGTTCAGGGAACTCGTGGCCGCACTCGGGGCACCTGGCGTAGCCGGCGGCGATAACGGCGTGGCACTCGGGGCACTCCTTAGCGGGGGCCTCGCCCGTGCCTGCGGCAGGTTCCTCAACACGCAGGGCGTCAACAGGGCCGTGGCGCAGTACGTTGCCGCCGAAATCAAGGACGAGGCAGTCCGCCTTGCCCGGCGCGAGGCGAAAACCCCTCCCGACCATCTGGTAGTAGAGGCCCGGCGAGAGTGTGGGCCTGAGCATGGCGATGCAGTCGATGCCGGGCGCGTCGAACCCGGTCGTAAGGACGTTCACGTTCGCCAGGTACTTGAGGCGACCGGCGCGGAACGCGTCGATTGCGCGGTCGCGCTCGCCGCCGGGAGTGTCGCCCGTCACGAAACCGCACTGCACGCCGTGGTCTTCCTGGAGCACGCGCTGAACGTGCCCACCGTGCTCGATGCCGGAGGCGAAGATGAGAACGGAGCGGCGGTCGCGGGTGTGCTCGACGATCTCGGCGCAGGCCGACCGCACGAGGCGGTCTGTGTCCATCATCGCCTCGACCTCATCGGCCACATACTCGCCGCCGCGGACGTGCAGGCTGGACCAGTCGGCCTTCTCGCTCCCGGCCTTCGTGCGAAGCGGCGACAGGTAGCCAGCGACGATGAGTTCTCGCACGCCAATCTCGTAGCAGACGGCGTTCAGGAAATGGTCGGGCCGGCAAATAGGCCCGCTCGACATGCGAAACGGCGTGGCCGTGAGGCCGATGGTCCGCACGTTCGGATTGACAACCTTGGCCTCAGCCAGGAACTGCCGGTACATCCCTTCGCCGTCGGGCGGGATCATGTGGGCTTCATCGATGAGGATAAGGTCCACGGCGTCGAGGTCGCAGGCCCGCTTGTAGACCGACTGGATGCCCGCCACGGTGACGGCGTACCCCAGGTCGCGGCGTCCCAAGCCCGCCGAGTAGATGCCCATGGGCAGGTCCGGCGCCATCCGCGAGAGCGTGCCGGCCGTCTGCTCCAGCAGTTCCTTCACGTGCGCCAGCACGAGCACGCGGCCATTCCACTGCTGGACCGCATCACGGCAGATGGTGGCCATGACGGGCGTCTTGCCGCCGGCGGTCGGGATGACAACGACTGGGTTGCCGTCCCGCTCCCGCAGGTGGCGGTACACGGCGTCCACGGCCTCGCGTTGGTATGGCCTGAGTTCCATGCTACGTCCGGGCAATCCTTACGATGGTCCTGCCACCTTCGACCGGCTGGCGCTTCTCGATGGCCAGGCGCACGATCTGGCTGTCGTCGTAGTACGCGCCGCCGTGCTGTAGCGCATCGAGGAGGCTCTTGAGCGTGTTATCCACGTCGCGCCGCCGGTTGTCCGGCGGGTAGATTTCAATCTGGACGGCCAACGGGCCGTCGATCGGCCGCACCCCCAGGGCCGCGAGGGTCGAGCAGACTCGCCCGCGAAACGCCCGACCCTCGCGGCTGATCAGCACCCGCCGGCCCACCATGCGAAAGTAGTGGTTGACCGACGGCGGATATGGAAGTTCCAGTTCAAGCAAGCCCCGCGGCCCCCTGCCGCTTCCACGGCGGCGTGCTCGACGCGGCCGGGGCGGGCGCGGCCGGGGCCTGGTCCTTCTTCGAGAAGCCGCTGATCTCGTTCTGGAGGTCGCCCGTGTCGTCGCGCTTCTTGAGTTTCACGGTCACGAGGAGCGGCAGGTTGTGGAGTTCGACCGAGTCGCGCGGCGTCATCACGCCCACCGCGCGGCAGAGAGCCGAGAGTTGCCCGCGGGCAATCTGCTCGGCCTGGGGGCTGGGGTTCTTCAGGTTCAGCCGCGCCCAGACCTTACGGCCCTTGAACTCGCCGTCCAGCACCTGGAACGTCAGGTTCAGGAACTGGCCGGCGCCGTTCTTGGTGGCCTTCATCTCCGATTCGACGACGCAGGCCAGGTACTTCCCGGCCGGCAGCGGATCGAAGCCGGTCGGTTCGACATCGTTGGCGTTGAAGTTGCCGAGGTTTGCCATCGGTGCTTCCTTTCAGTTGTTCCCATC